AACTGGATCGGCGTCGGCGAAGAGTACACCCCGGCCAAACTGACACTGAAACTCGAAGCCTACCGCGGCGGCGGCATGCCGGGTGCGGCCCATATCAACATGGGCCTCGATGATGGCGCCCTCGATACCGAATTCACCTTCGGCGGCTACGAAGCAGCCCTGTTCAAAAAGCAGCATCAGGCCAAGATTGACGGCGTCATGCTCCGCTTTGCGGGTTCCTTCCAGCGCGACGACACCGCCCAAGTGTCGGCGGTCGAAATCGTCCAGCGTGGGCGCATCAAAGAACTGGACGGCGGCACCCTCAAGACCGGCGACAACAGCCAGCAGAAAGCCACCATGGTCAACACCTACTACAAGGTGACCGTCGACGGTGAAGAACTGGTCGAGATCGACCTCATCAACATGATCTGGAAAGTCGGCGGCGAAGACCTGATGGAAGAACACCGCAAGGCCATCGGCCTCTAACCCACCCAACCACCACCGGGCGGCACTGCCGCCCGTGACGACATACCGAACAGGAAAAACACCATGGAACAGAAAGAAATCATCCTCGATACCCCCATCCAGCGTGGCGAAACCACCATCAGCAGCCTGATTGTCCGCAGCCCGAAAAAGGCCGCCCACCTGCGCGGCCTCAACACCATGGACATCGTGCAGATGAACGTGGACACCCTCATCAAACTGCTGCCCCGCATCACCGACCTGACCGAGAAAGAAGTGGGCGACATGGACCCGGCTGATCTGCTCAAGGCCGGGGTCGTGGTGGTCGGTTTTTTGATGGGCTCGCAGCAGGAGGCCTACCTCACTGCATAGACGACCTGATGGCAGATCTCGCCATCATCGCCCACTGGCTGCCATCTGAAATGGCGGCCATGGAGCTCGACGAGCTGATGGGCTGGCACCAACGCCTAGTTGAGCGCTACAACCACATCAACGGGGCAGACGAATCATGAGCACCCTCAAGTTACAAATCCTGCTCGGGGCGGTGGACAAACTCACCGCCCCCCTCAAGGCCGTCACCGGCCAAAGCCGCATCACCGCCAAAGACCTCGCCGACACCAAGACCAAAGTCCGCGATCTGGAAAAGCAGAGCGCCAAAATTGATGGCTTCAAGCAGCTTGGCGCCCAGCTGGGCGTCACCAATGCCAGCTTGCAAACCGCAAAAGACCGCTTCGAGCAGGTAAAGCAGACCATCGCAGCCACCGCCAACCCGACCAGAATGATGGTCAATGAGTACAACAAGGCAGAGAAAGCGGTGAAGGAACTAACAGCCAAGCAGGCTGAAATGAACTCCAAATATGAGGGAATGAAACTCTCGCTCCAGACGGCAACAATGGGGACAAAAGACCTCACCAAGACACAGGAACGCCTGAAAAACGCAACCGCCGCAGCCAATGAGAAACTGAAACAGCAAAGAGCTGATTTGGACAGGATTGCCGAACAGCAAAAACGCATGAATCAGGTCAAAGCCAACTACCGCCAAACCCAGGAGCTGCGCGGCCAGATAGCAGGCCACGGCGCCACGGCACTGGCGACCGGCACTGCCATGGGCTTGACCACCCTCAAGCCGGTGATCGAGTTCGCCAGAGCTGAAACATCGGTCGTTGACCTCAAGGTCTCCATGATGGGCAAGGGCGGCCAGGTGCGGCAGGAGTTCCAAGCCATCAGCGATCTGGCCACCAAGCTCGGCAACAAACTGCCGGGCACCACCGCGGACTTCCAGAACATGATGAGCACGCTGATCCAGCAGGGGATGAGCGCCAAATCCATCTTGGGCGGCCTGGGGGAGGCGACCGCCTACCTCGGCGTGCAGTTGAAAATGCCGTTCGATCAAGCAGCGCTGTTTGCGGCCAAGCTGCAAGACGCCACCGCTACCGCCGAGCAAGACATGATGGGGCTGATGGATACCATCCAGCGCTCGTTCTACCTCGGCGTCGACAGCAACAACATGCTGGGCGCCTTCACCAAACTCACCCCGGCCATGGGCATATTGCGCAAGTCAGGGCTTGAGGCCGCCAAGGTGCTCGCCCCGTTGGTCATCATGGCCGATCAGGCCGGCATGGCGGGTGAGTCATCAGGGAACGCCTACCGCAAAGTTTTCCAGATGAGCATGAATACCGGAAAAATTGCCAAGGCCACGAAAGGCACCGGGTTGAAGCTGAATTTCACCGACGGCAAGGGTGAATTCGCGGGGATGGAGAACATGTTTTCCCAGCTTGCCAAGCTCAAAGGGCTGAACACCGAGCGCCGCCTGCAAGTCCTGAAGGGCATCTACGGCGACGATGCTGAAACCCTGCAGGTGCTGGAACTGATCATCAGCAAAGGCATGGATGGCTACCGAGCCACCCAGAAGAAAATGGCAGACCAAGCCGCCCTGCAAGAGCGGGTCAATGCACAGCTCGGAACCCTGGGCAGCTTGTGGGATGCCGCCACCGGCACCTTTACCAACGCCATGGTCAACTTTGGTGAAGCAATCAGTCCAGAAATCAAAGCCATCACCCAGTGGATAGGCGATATGTCAGAAAAACTGGGTGACTGGGCGAAGAAAAACCCTGAGCTATCCAACACCCTGATGAAGATTGGCGCCATTGTGTCGGTCGTCACCATCGCATTCGGTGGCCTGTCACTGGCCGTGGCCGCAGTCTTGGGCCCCATGGCAATCATGAAACTGACGTTCGGGATCTTGGGCATCAAAGGCACCCTATTGGGCAACGTGTTCAAATTTCTGAGCGGCTCAGTGCTCAAATTGGCGGGCGCATTTTTAAGAATGGGCATCGCCATGCTCACTAGCCCACTCACCTGGATCATTGCCTTAGTCGCCGCCCTTGCCTATGGCGTCTACCTGATCTATCAAAATTGGGATGGCATATCAAAGTGGTTCAGCGAGCTCTGGGAGAAATGCAAAGCTCCGCTGGCCGCCTTCTGGGACCTGCTCAAGGAACTGTTCTCTTGGACGCCGCTCGGCATGCTGACCATGCACTGGAATGACATCTGGGCCTTCTTCGACACTCTGCCAGACGGTGCGGCCAATAAGGGCAAGGCCATCGTGCAGGGGCTGATCGACGGCATCACCGCCAAATGGAAGACCCTGATGGAGAAGGTCAAGGAATTCACCAAATACCTGCCTGACTGGTTTACCGGCGGTAACGTCACCATCGGCCAGGACAAGTCGACAGGGCCGGGTTATCTGACGGGTAATCTCCCCCAGCCGGCACTGGCTGGCGCCAGCGGCTACGGCCCACGGATAGCCGAGACGCCAAAAATCAAACCGGCAGCCAACCGGTCAGTAGTTAATCAGCCGTTCTATCAACTTGATGTTCACCCATCTCCGGGAATGGACGAGTCACGCTTTGCCAAGATGACGATGGATCTGATTAAAGAGAACGAGCGCGCCAACCGACGGGCAGACCGTGCCAGCTTCAAAGACGGGAGCTGACCAAGTGTTAACTATCCCCCAAAACAGACGTAGCCCGCGCTCATCGCGGGCCCTATCCTGCCCGCCGTGTTGTGTCGCGCGAGCGGGGAAATCCCAGGTTATCGGGGCGGGTTGCTTGGGATTGGCTGGGGTTGGCTGGGTTTGGCTGTTGCTCATCGCGCAAGGGTGCGCGATACTGCGCAGGCAACGGCAAAATCCGTTGCCGGGATTGGAACCCCGTCAGCATGAAAGCGCACAACACGCGCCCGCGTGTTTTTTTGTGCGGCCCAGTTGTACCCGCAATATCAGTTATGGCGGGCTGGGCAGGGCAGCCTCACGGCTGGCCGGTTTCCTTTTGTGCCCGGTAGTTCCAACCCTGCTCAGTTCGCCACCAGATAGATGCCTCCTCAAAATTGAGGAAGCATTCTTAGAGATTGGAACCTCTTCGGTGGCGATTCACTTGCACAAAAGGAATCACACCATGAATACCATCACTACCTTTACCCCTGCCGACATCATCAGCCTCAACCACGGCCAGCCCATGACCACCTCCATCAAGGTGGCGGAAGCCTTTGGCAAGCGTCATGACAACGTGCTGCGCAAGCTGGAAACGCTGGAATGCAGCCCAGAGTTTCGCCAGCTCAATTTTGAGCAGGCATCACAAACCCTCCAGCAGCCAAACGGTGGAACCGCAGAATACAAGGTCTGGAACATGACCAAAGACGGCTTTATCTTTCTGGTCATGGGCTTCACTGGCAAGCAGGCCGCCGCCATCAAAGAAGCCTACATCAACGCCTTCAACGCCATGGCCGCCCAACTGACCGCCTCCCTTCCGGCTCACGGCCTGACCCACACCGAACTGCGCGATCTGGCGTGGTGCTGGCGTGCCGGTGACAAGATGTGGCATTTCGCCAAAGAGGTCGAAAACCTGCTCTACGCCGCCGAGCACCGCGAAGCGGCCAACTGCTACTCCATCGTGCGCGAATACCGCCGCACCCTCGACAAGGCCAAGACCGTGCTACTCAACCACACCGGCGATCTCCCCCTTGCCGAGCAGCAAGAGGATAACTGGCGCAAGGTGCTCAAACCCCTGCATGAGCAGCCCATCACTCACCGCCTGGTAAGGAGATAACACCATGATGATGACCCTGGGCTGGTTCGTGTTCCAGCGATCCACCTTCGCCCCCCAGTCGCAACAGGATGAGCGCGCATGGCGCCACCCGGGCAACCCTCGGGTCGGCGCCCGTCCGGCCTACCAGTTCACCGGACCGGATGATGAAACCACCGTGCTCTCTGGCACCCTTTACCCTGAACTGACCGGTGGGCCGGTTTCCCTCGACCTGATCCATGAAATGGCTGCCACCGGCCAGGCCTTCCCCCTGATCCAGGGGGATGGCGTGATGCGGGGCTATTTCGTCATCGAGCGCACCAGCGTCACACGCTCTGAATTCTTCTCTGACGGCACCGCCCGCAAGCTTGAATTCACCATGAACCTCAAGCGCGTGGACGACGACGAATCGAGCCTGGGCAACAAACTGCTGGGTCGTACCATCGGCGGCATCGCCAGTCGGCTGGGCATCAGCAACATCGTCGGCACCGTAGGCAACAAAATCGGGGGCATGCTGTGAGCCTGATAGATAACGCGCTCTCTGCTGCCAGCAGCACCCTGACCAGCCAGCTGGGGCAATTCAGCATCACAGGGGCTGATCACAAAGCCCCGGCATATCAGCTGCTGATCGACGGTAAGGATGTATCCGCCACCATCCGCCCTCGTCTCGGTGGCATGACCATCACCGACAATCGTGGGTTTGATGCCGACACCATCGACATCGAACTCGACGACAGCGACGGTCAACTGGCCATGCCGCGCCGGGGTGCCAGAATGCGCGCCCTGATCGGCTGGCAGGGGCAACCGCTGGTTGATAAAGGGGAATTCACCATCGACGAGGTGGAGCACTCAGGCACCCCGGACAAGCTCACCATCCGGGGCAAGTCAGCTGACCTGCGCGG